TCATAAGCTGACGGACTTGTTCAGCCAATGCGGGACTACTGGCTTGTAATGTTCTATAAAATCCCGATGTCTCCTGTAGTGCCAAAACTTCTTGTAGCTTAGAACCTATGCTGCCGATACCACCAGCCGCTTCACCCGCATCAATACCAGCCGCAGCTAGTTGTACTCGCATATCCTTAATCGCACCAATGCTGAAACCAGTATTGGTTGCAAAATTCCGCACCCGCAATTCGCCTACAGCAAACTGATCAAGTGCCTTTGCTACACCAGCAAAGCTGAGCGTTAAGCCACCAGCACCAGCCAACGTCTTGGCTAGACCGGCGACAGCCGCATCCATCGCTTTAATTGGACCACGCGTATAACGCTCTACAGTTTGACCAAAACGGGCAAACTCATTGGTCAAATTGTTAGTACCCTTACCACCAGCCTCATTGAGACCGGCGATCTTGGTCTTTAAATTATCAACCTCTTTGCCGAGTTGACCTATAAAGGCCAACATTGAATCAGCATCAAATTCCTGAGCCATTATTCATAAGCCACTTGATTACTGCGATTGAGTTTTAAGGTCTTAAACACACCGCCATCAATATCTGCGTCAGTCTTCACTCCCGGTGGAACATTGTTCAAATTGATATTGACGCTTGTTGATGCTTTACTCCACACATCGCTTTTAGGAGCTATGGCCTGATCAACTTTATTCCTTTGGTTGCCTCTTGCTGCCTCTACCGCTGCAACCGCTTCGGCTCCAGCATAACGAATATCAAGATCATTCAAGGTCCGCTTGCCGTGACTATAACCATATTGATCAACCATGTCTGCGGTGTTTGTCTTAGGATCGTATGTGCCAGGAACGATAGTCATAACGTGACCACCTTTAGCACCAGGAGCTAAAATCTGCCCTTGCGTCCCGCCATACCGGCCATGCCAATATGTTGCTACCATACTACCAAACGGACGCCCAGGTTCATTAATCCCTTCCTTGGTTGAGGCTTCTCCCCACTTGTGCCAAGACGTAGCAATCGCGCCTCCGGGAGGAGGTTTGAACCCTGCGGACTTCACATAGCCACTAGCGACGATACCACAAGCAGGTCCGCTCATCTTGTAACCGCGTTGCGCAAACAATCTCTGTAGCCCAGCAACGTCACCAGCACGGCCAAGCATCTCTGCTTGCTTCATCGTATCAGCATCGATGGCCTTGCCACCTTCATCGTTCAATTGTGCTGGCCCACCTTGACCGCTTTCCGGACTAGCACCATTTCCGCCACCGCCAATTCCGCCTTTACCACCGCCCCATATCCCGCCTCCACCGCCAATTCCGCCCTCAACTAGCTCGTCATCCCATTTGACAAATATGTCCCGCATATCAGCCAAAATTTTATTGGAGTCCTTTTCAGTTTCCTGTTGTAACAAAGTGGAACCCGGTTCATATTCACCGGCGTGCGCTTCAGTACTGAACAACTTAGAAAACCAGTCATAGAATTTAACCATACCTTGCATCGGTCCAATGCCTGCCCCGCTCTTGGCTGTGTACCCCTCAATCCCACTTGGCTGCTGCTTCATAGCGGTCGCAAGTTTACCCACTGTAAGGTCAGCCGGAACATATTTGTTTATAAAATCAATAATGGCCTTGGCTTCCTGATAAGTAGTCCTCAGGGTGTCCATGACTGGACCATCAAAATACTCCTTGAAACTTTCAGCGAACTTCTTCGCCTTCATGTTCAATCCATCAAGTCCATCGGTCCCTGTCAATTTAAGAATGCCCTCCAGAACTGTCGCAGACATATCCTTCCAGACACCATCAAAAATAGTTTCAAGATTGACCATCATCTTATGATATTTTTCAGAATCAGATGTAAGAAATGTCCAAGGCTTAATCAAACCTTCCATACCGTATCGCTGAGCTTCCCATGCTGCTCGTGAAACTCCCGTAACAGTCGGCAACCAAGCCTTGAACCGCTCTCCTCCTTTATTGTACGCATCTTGTAAAACATTTAATGCTTCCTGCTGCTTGCCAGCATTCATCAAATGACGGACTTGTTCAGCCAACGCAGGACTACTAGCTTGTAATGAACGATAGAAGCCTGATGTTTCTTGTAACGCCAAAACCTCTTGCAACTTGGCGCCAATATTACCAATGCCTTGCGACGCCTCATTGGCATTTAAACCGGCAGCAGACAATTGAACGCGCAGGTTCTTTATAGCTCCTGCACTAAAGCCAGTATTGACCGCAAAATTTCGTAATTGTAATCCACTAACTGCAAACTTATCGAGTGCCTGAGCTGCACCAGCAACGCTTAAAGCAAGACCGCCAGCACCTCCAACTAGACCGATAAGACTGCTAACTGAACTCTCCATACCGCGCAACGCACCACGCGTATGTCGCTCAATAGTCTGACCAAACTTTTCAGTTTCGTCAGTCATTTTCTTCATCGCATTGCCAGCCTCATTGAGGCCAACAATCTTCACTTTAAAGTCGTCAATCTCCTTTCCAAGCCGGCCAAAGAACGCCAGCATTCCTTCTGAATCAAAATCATCAGGCATCGTCGTCCACCGGCCTCAATATCTCTTCCAGCCGCGATGTCCACTTAATGTGCCGTGCTATTTCAGAAAACGGCATATCAAGAAATTCACGCGGGTTACGACCGTAATATTTTGCAAGCCTGTAACAATCGAGGATGAAGTTGTCCTCTACATCTCTGGAATAAAAAAACGGTGCGCCAGAGCTAAGGCTGCATACCCCCAATCCTTTGTATGCATTGACTTAATTGTAGAGGGAGGAACACCCGCAAGCCGGGACATCATAGCAAACATCGCCTTCGTTTCAAACGTCAGCTTTGGTTGCTCACCGGTTAAGAAGTCGATCATAACCGGTGTCCCACATATCTCGATGTCACCAGCAGTTGGCTCGCGGAATTTTAATTCCTTCACTTCCTCACCATGCGCAATAACTGCCTTGCGCAACGGTATGATTAGATCGGTGGAAGTGACTTCGGCTCCATTGACTTGCTTCGGATGCTCTTCAAGTTTCTGTTCTGTTTCATCAACCATTACATTATCTCATCGCAAGAGATGCCTTCCCACTTGATCCTGACTAGACCATCGCGGGCGTTAATAGCAAGGGCAGATACACACCAGCCCTCACGCAGAACGTAGACGGAATTGTTTGCCAATTCCGCTGTCACGGTAACATTGACCTGCGCTTCAAAGTCCTCAATAGAAAGACCGGGGACTGTTGACACATCTCCTTCAATCGAAGGAACACGCGGCAGTTCACTATATCCGTGAATGTAATCCTGACCTGCCAAACCTGCACGCTCGATCACGGACGGGGTTACTGTAAAGTTTCCCCGCAACGGGTATTGATTGCCGTCCACTTTGAGGTAGGCAATCCCAGCTATTCTTTGCGCCATTTAGCTTCTCCTGTTTTCAAAAAAGGAAGGTGGGGCCGTGCCTCCCGCGTGACTGCGATCATCAGCCGTGCCCCTTGCATTCCCCGGTCACTCCCACGTCCATCCGGAGCGGTGGGCGGGTTCAGCAATTCTTATGCTGCTATGACCGTATCAAGTCCACGATCATACTGGAGCCTGAACTGCGCCAGGACTGCAAAGACCCTCAGCTGGTTGATGAGATCAGGCGGATACAGCACATTGACTCGATTTGGATCGTTTGGATCACGCTCAACAATGAGATGGGTCTTAAAGGCTTTCCCATTCTCGACCAACCCATTGAACTCATCAATGCGATATTCAGCGACCAACTCCGCTTTGATAATTTTCGGAGTAACAATCGCCTGACCAGCACCAAAGCGAGTACCATCATCTGCCAACTTGTGACGTGGGAATTTGCTGGTAATTGCCTGCCGCTGATTCCGGAGGAGCTTCGTCAACGTAGCCAACGTTGTACAAAGTTCATACGCATCATCCAAGTTGCCATAGAGGTTCTTGGTATATGTCGTTGACTCCCGCATGATCTGCGGGACCGTTGTAATCTGCCGTTGCGTAGCGATACCGCCATAAGCAAGACCGTTCAACTCCGGTAGCAAAAAGCGGAAATGGCTCTGAGCCGCTAAACAACTATCAAGCGACAAGGTCTGCAACGGTCGTGCCGGATCGTTTATAAACGCACGTGCGGCTTTCGCCGTGTATGCCGCAGCCCATTCATAAGTCGGAGTGGGACTACCATTCTCAATCCCAAGCACCGACATTTGAGCACTGTTACGGGTATCACCAAACGTGATCAAGTCCATATAGGTTCCACGCTTGGCGCTGAACAGTTGACCGTAATGCTGTCGAATGAAGCCCCACCTGCCGGTGTCAGAAAACCCAAACTCAGTTTCCCAAGCCAGCATAGATGTTGAATCAGTAAACGGCATGGCGACATAGTCAACCTCCGCTTCACCGAGGTTACTGATGGCAGTTGTAAAGAGTGGATCACCAGTACCACCGGTTGGCTGCGTATAGGTCAACGTCAATCCGGCTGGCATAACCTCTCCGCCAACCGTCCCGTAGTAATTGTCAGAAATTCTGATATCATTTCCAACAATGCCTTTGAACTTGGCAGTCACAGCAACGGATCCAGCCGTCGCAACCGCTGTTACTGGCAAATCCATATTGTTGTTGATTTCCGCAGCAATCGAGGTAGCAACAATGTCAGCCGTATCGCTCGCAGCAACGTACACTGGAACATTACGGCCAGCAATATAGAGATCAATTGTGCCGGCTGCGGTTGGAGGAGTAGCGACTACAATTGAACCAGCTGCGGCAGCACCAGTCGGTTCTGCAACAGGCAAACCCCACACCTCATTCGCCCAATTGTTGGCATAGAAAGCTTTGAACATCCCCGCCAACATAGAGCCTTGACCAAACAAGGCATCAGCCTGAGCTTGCGACGCCACAGCAATTGGAACGTCCGGTTCAGCTGTACCCGTATCATTCATAATTCCAACGAGCAAAGACCGTCCCGGAAACATTCCAAGACCTGCCTTGCTCGGATCCAACTCCACCCAATAAAGCGGCATGCGCCAATTGGCTGGTATGCTATTAAAAGAGATGGGCATGCTGCCCTCCTTTTGTGTTTGTGGAATTACTCAAGCTGCTTATCGCTTGTGACGCCTGTTCTCCTCTTGAGACTTCTCCTCTTGAGGCTTCGTCTCCTTCTGCTCTTCAACAACCGTCACATCCCCATCAGCGATACGTCTCGCTGTGAAGGAATCATTCGGCCAATCAGCCGGTCCCTCAGCACGGAAGCCTTTAGCCACCGGATGCTTTAGGAGCTTTCTTACTTGATCGTTTTTTGGAAGTACCTTCATCAGCCTTCTCCTTTGTTGTAGGCAAATCATAGTCAGCTATGACCTGCTGAACCTCTTGAGGATCAGTATCAATAGTTGGGTATCTCGTTTCAACATGAACCTTTTGAAGAACATCCGGAATGATTGGCGGAAAGTCGATCACGCCAAGGTCACATGTCAAAGTGAAACGGCTCTCTGCTATCGGGATAGCGTTATCAGAACCAATAGATCCAAATTGATGAGTTCTAGTCCCACGCACATAAGATTGAATTTGCGCTTCTGGATTTAAATACAAGGACGGATCGCGGAACAATCTATCAGCGAGCAGGACCCAAGCCTCATCCAACTTATTCTCTGCTGCCGCTCCATCATTATTTTGCACAATGATAGAGACGCCATACAAAACGGAAGAATGAAACCGAGGCTCGCCAGCATTCGCATCACCTTCAGGCGAGAGGTCCTCATTGATAAAATAAACACCAAGGAATGGAATATGCTCCGGTTGAACTTGCTCTGCCTTGTTTGTTCCAAATTTAAATGTAGCGAAAAATGGCATCGTTTTAGCACGCGCCAAAATCTCATCACGGACAATCATCGCATAGCTACTAGCCGTCATGGCTTAGCCTCTACAATATGACGAAGCGTCAACGTTGTCTCGCCTCCGCCATTTGGATCTGCGTCTATAACCTCAAATTGACCCGCTGCCGGCAATCCGCTATCGGCCGGAATATCAATCAAGTCACCTTGTAGTGGCAATACTGAAAACTCTGCTTCCCTTATATCCAAAATGATCCGCGTCTCAGAAAAGATTGCACCTTCCAACGCTTCAACATCCATGGCTTCTTCTTCAAGAATACCACGCGCCACATACTGCGCAGCAGTCGGTTGGCTCTTCAACGGAGTGACATATATCACACGGCCAAATAAATCCTGCGTTGGCTCATAAACGTGCTGAGAAAAATTGACCGGCATCATTTGCTCCTAAACATTTTCTTCGCAGCCCTTCTTCCTTTGAGCCTCGCCAGTCTCCGCAGCCTCCGTCTCCGCAACGTCCTACGTCCAGCCTTCCTTCCCCTAGAGCGTTGCGAGAGCGGAACATAATCAAGCCGTCCCGGTATCCACTGGCCATGAATGTTTCTCGGTTGCGATCGCCAGTCATGTTTCCAACTATTATCCAGCCAATCATTCCGGGACTTTGCCCATTCCGTCTTTGTCCAGCGTGCCCGTTTTCTTCCACCGCGTCTGGAACGATCCTGACCGGATTGTTCCATCGTATTAAAAAGCTTCTCAAGAAAAGCCTTATTTGGAATGTTGACTTTTGATTTATTCAGCCATTGATTACGCAACACTGTAAATGCGTCTTGGCCAAGCAGACCAGAAGAAATGGCTTTGCCTATACCAGCCCCGGCTTGACCACTCAATTGCTTCAACAAATATTGTTCGCCAATAATTCCTAACTTCTGCCCTATAATTTTATCAAGGATATTGGCATCACCCGTGATTAGAGCAGCAACAAATCTTGCAATCTGCCCTTGCATATCACGCGGTCAACCTCGTGTAGCGAAGAAGAAGGTCCTTGGCTGCACGTTGTGCTGGTGAGCCGCTCGCGCCACCACCACTGCTCTGGCTTTTTGCATTCGGGTCAAAATATACAACACGGCTTTCTTTGTGAGTAACTTGCCGGATCGAAGAATCACCACGCTGTGCTGAATAATAGGCATCTCGCGTAAACAACAAGACTGCCTGTTTCAAAGCTGGCGGGACCTCTTGTGGGATCGCATAGCCTCCAGAATATTCCACAACGACTGATTCAGCCCAGAGGCTTCCGCCAAACAAGGACAACCTGCCAGATTCACTATCAATATCAAACTCGACTTCATCTCCATCCATTGTGACTGAATGAACTTCTTCTTCCTTTACCGGCCAACGTGAGAGCCACAGCCTCGTGATTGGGTTTTCAATTTCCCGGAAAGTCTCAATCACATCTTCTTTCGGAAAGAACCGGCTACAAAGAGTTTGAACCTCATCCGATGCACGAAGGATCATGAACCTTAATTGCTCATCATCGGTTGTGCTTGATGTTGGAATTTTTAAAGCCACCTTCGCTTCATAAAGCGTAACAAGCGCGGTATCAGGAGCGTGCTTAACGACTGTAATGCTAGAAAACATTAGCCAACCTCCTCCTGATAGCGAGCAAACAATTCACGTAAATGAATTGTAGGCCCATGGCTCCCATCAGTCATAATCGGGATGGCTTCATATCTCGCGGTTACAATCTCCCAGCGTGCGATTTCAAAAGCCTTGCCGGTTTCTCCCTTCGGTCCCGGCTCTCCCTTCGCACCACGCTCTCCCGGCCTTCCTGTCTTACCAATACCAGGACCGGCCTTCCAACCGGGACCGGGACAATCTCCCGGATCATCATGCTTGGCAACAAACCATCTATTATCGAGCGTCACAACATCCAAAGCTTCATATTTCTGTTTTGGATCAAATGTCTCTCGAATTGTTAGTGACTGTCCATCTTTGCCGTCGATACCATCACGACCATCTTTGCCGTCGATACCAGAGGCCGCAAGGCAAACCCAAGAAGCAACCAGTGGATGAGGCTCTTGTCCGGTGTCTTGTATAGCTTGATACAAACTGCCCTTATGAGTGCAAACATCACCTTCATAAAAGACACCCGGAGCCCACTGCTTGACCATTGGCAATTTTCCCGGAGCACCTTCCGGACCTCGCTCACCATCTTGACCGTCCTTGCCATTTATTCCTGCTGGGCCTTCTAAGCCACGCTCTCCCTGAATGCCTTGCTCTCCAATTGGACCGATTGGGCCAACTGGGCCCATCACTCCTTGCGGCCCATCCATGCCATCCTTGCCCGCTTGGCCCATCTCGCCACGCTCTCCCGGAGAGCCTGGCAACCCTGGCAACCCTGCTGGGCCTTGAGGACCGGCTGAACCGGTGGCACCGTCTTTGCCATCCGTGCCGTCTTTGCCATCCGTGCCGTCTTTGCCATCGGCTCCGTTGAGACCGTCTTTGCCATCGGCTCCGTTGAGACCGTCTTTGCCATCGGCTCCATCCTTGCCATCTACACCATCCTTGCCATCTCGCAAGGAGCTTAGACGGTCAACAACCATCTTATCCCAACGTTGAAAATTCTCAGACATAAGAACATCTACAACTTTTTGTAAACGCTCAATATGTAACTCACGCTCTGCAAATCTCCGCTCGATGTCGGCGCGCAAAGCGTCAAAGCGTAATGCAACTTCACGTTCAACCCGTCCCGCCGCAACACCCAACTCTTCCGCAAGCAACTCAAATGGAGTTTGTATTTGCATGGGAGGTTCTGAAGATATTCCGGAGCCTTGTTCTTTCAGCATCGGTAATGCCCTTTGGTTCATCGGGCTTCGGAGGAGGCTTATCCAACTCCGCTGCCGCTGCTGGCGGTGGCGCTCCCGGTGCTGGGGCTGCTGGGATTTTTCCCGCTGCGCTTAATGGAACGACCTGCTGCTGTACGCGCGGCTCATCACCAAACTTGACTGGTTCCATATCAAAGGCAGCACGCGCCTCATTCGGTGCAAAGATGCCTCCTTGCACTGACCTTACATAAGCTTCCACTCGATCCTTGAAAGCGGATCGCAGCAGAACGCTTGTATCAAATTCCAAATACTCCTCTGGTACACCATTCAGATTAAAGAAGGTCCCCATGGCTTCTTCAACGTGATTGAGACAGAAGCCGAGGCCAGTTGATATCCACATCTGCATCAACGTCTCTGTAGATCCCATAGGACCAGTGCCGAGACCAAACATTTGCAGCGGGATACGATAAGCCAGCGCGATCCTCGCATCAGAAATTTTCATAACATCTGCGAGTTGCGAATCAACCGAGCTAACTGATATTGGATAAGGCTTCAGACCGGACGACAAAATTGGCGTACCACCTACGCCAACGCCTCTCGTTTGCTCATCCCATTTTTGCCGCAGCATATCCGTCTGTTCTTTATCAAGACGCAAATCGGTCGAAAGAACAATGGATGGCTGAGCCTTGTTCAAGTAGAATTGTAATTGTTGATTTGCGATCGCATCATTGACCCCCATATCACGGATAAGCGCAACAAGTGGGCTCACACCGCGGAGGTCATAAGGACGCGTGTTCATCTTGATATGTAGAACATCACGTGCCGGAACATAACCCAAATCAGGTATCAACTGATCAATAACCGGATTGCCACCGAGCTTAAAAAATATCTCTCCACCATACGCCACAATTGGCTGGCTCTGGCGTGGACTCATAAGATGCAATGAATCAACTTCATAACGGCTATTCCGTAGCGCCAATGCGTATGTGTTACCATCTGCGTACAAGGACCGGACGGCATTCAACATAAAGTCGCTGATCGTTTGATAGTTATTTGGGAAGCGCAAAATGCGCGCTAAATCAGAAGTCATTATTCGTTCACGTCCACCCTTTGAATTATTACTCTCAACATTGTCTGAGAGCCAATGATCTCCCGGACACATCGCAGTTGTTTGACTATAGGCACTGATACAAGCTTCCACCATCGAGGATGGAGAGATGGTTTCAATATTGTATCCGTTCTGCCACCAATTGATCGAGCTTCCCACGTCAGCCGGTAACCACCCACCACTAATTGGAAGCAGCCAAGGACCAGGACGTGGCTGACCCTCGACTGCTTTCAATATTGGACGGACAATTTTTGCAACTACATCTCTGAGTGGCATTGTCTCATTTCCCTAAACATGATCGAGTAGGAACGTCAAACAAGGTTTGCAGAAGGAGGCAAGTTCAACGTCCTACCCGACCACGCCTGCAACCAACCAGCTTGGGGTTAGGGACACCTGCGTTAAGCAGATTTAAAGCCGGTCAGGACAGATCAGGATTTATGCGCAGGTGCTGTCTCTCGCGTTTGATAGGCACCCTTCTGCGAAGCATTTGGCTTCGCTTCCTTCGTCTGAGGAACATTGGGATCAGTACTCCCATCCTCCTCCTTATCAATAACGTGAACGCCCATCGCAGAAAGATCATTCTCCTCCTGCGTTGGAGTTGGCTTCACTTGGGCAGCTTCCCTTGTGGCCTTCTCGCGGGTTTCACGATCCTCCTTGATCCTCTTACGTGCCTCATCGGCACGCTTCTTTTCGGCAGTTTGCCGATCTTGATCAGTCATCTGACTTCTCCTTCAAAAGAAAATTTCTGGCGCCTTAGCCAGCCACTACCAGGTAACGCCAGCGACCCAGGCGACGGTTCCCGGCCTCCGGATTGTCCAGTTGACCGGAAGGATCAACCGCATTGCGATGCTGTCCGTCTGCCACATTGACTTGACCGGATTGGCAGCCGTGCCAGGAGCCGCACCAGAAACGATGTCAGCCGGTGCGGTGTCTTCCATATGAAGTGTTGCTTGATCTGACAGTTCAAAGCGCGGTGCATCGCCAGAGACGCTAACAAAGTCAGCCGCGTCCATAGCAATAACCGTTCCGAGCGGAACGGTGCCGCTGTCGATGATCGACCAACCACCGAGATTGCCGGCAGCAACTTCAGCACGGAACGGGAACACGCCCGCACCGGGCATAGCAATCAAGCCGAGGCTGCTCAGCTGCTGTGGGTTCATGAGATACACAGGGCTGCGGATATTGCCTGATGTACTCGTGATCAATGCACCGGTCAGTGCCTTGATGTCGCCCACGGCCGCATTAAAGCCACCACCTGCTGTTGGCGTCAAACCGGCAACGCCATTGAGAATGCCGGCAGGACGGATCGCAGTCGCAGCATTGGCATCGAGGAGGACAGAGTCAAGAGAGATGGCTGTGTCTTCCGAGATTGCATTCCGCAACAAGCCTTCGATAGCCGGAACGGAATGTTCGCTAATTTCACGCGTCCAAGTCGTGATGACCGCCATCTTCTTTGGCGTCAAGGCTTGTGACGTGAATGCGCCCTGACGGACAGGAATTGGCAAACCTTCACCGACGAAGGAGCCGGCAATTGTTGGCGTGCGTGAGCGCGTTGGAACGATGATCTTGCCGTTGGCGCCAAACGTCAGAGAGAGGCCAGCAGCCGACAACCGGGGATACACTGACTTCGGCATCAGTGTCTCCATGAACGACATAACGATTTGCTGAACAAGCTCAGCGGCCCACCCAACAACAGTTGTCATCGCAGGAGCCGTAG